TGTTTACCAACATAGATCGGGCATCATGAATCAGCCCAGCCAGAGCCTCCCGCGTAGCCCCTAACTCACGCTGCACCTTGCCCACTGGTATGTAACTATGGACGTAGGCCCAGCGTATAGCCGTCCTGTGGGCTGGTGGCAAGAAGCTGACGGCGCGTTCTATTTCGTGGCACTCAAGCGTGTTTAGCTCAACATGCACATGCAAATCACTCTCCCATTGTTTTGGTGCTCTAAAGTTGCGGAACATGGGCTGCATAGACCAGGCTACGGGCTTCACGCGTACCCAAGATGCCCAGCTTTCAAGGCGTAGATTGATGGCGTCGTGTCGGGCTGGTATGTGGTTGTAGTCAGTCATTCAATTTTCCCGTAACAGTGAAACATTACCGGCACATGTGAGCCGCCGAATATTGGATGGATGGCGCGGTAGCGGATGCTTTCTGTTCTCACAAACTGATTACCAACCACCTCTAGCGGCATCGGGTGATACTCGATATAGCCGCCATCGGTGTCTATATGCACCACCTGCTTTATCTCTTGCATGGTGTCAACGTCATATATACGCGTGCGATTCGCCACGTTGGATGCGTCGTATCGGCTCATACCTTGCAAAGCTCCAACGCCTGAGCGTCTGTAAACCCTGCCTTGACATGCGCGTCATATTTCAGCTTTCGCTCAAGTGCAGCGGCATGAATCATTTCGATGTAGTACGGCTGTTTAAGCTGCTCAAACATTTGCTTGACCATTGGGGCTAGCTTTTCGGCTGCTGTTTCACGGTTTAGTGGTGTTGTCATTTCTTTGGCGAACTTCCGAAGTATTGATAAACCTTGTGCACAAAGCCCAATGAAGAAACCGTTGTGGTGACGTGTGGCCGCTGGCTCTCATCAAAGAAATACATAGGCGGTGGCGGCTTCTGTTCAAAGTTGACAGCATCAGGCCCACAGTTGCCCATAAACCCATCGCTACGCGCTACGCCAGCGAATGCGGGATTTGGCCTACCGTCTACTGGCGACAAGCCGTTAGCGGGCGATATGCACCACAAATCGTTTGTGTTGTGTTTGCAGTTGATGCACAGCTTCATTTCAAGTCATCCCGCTGTTTGTCCAATTCCTCAATCGCCCGCTTGCAGTACACCGCCGCGTCTAGCAATTCCTCATACTGATGCTGTAGCCACTCACGCAAGCTCAGCCCCTCACTGTCGTGCCGTACTTGAGTACGCCCATGCGCTGCCTGCGGGCAATGTCATCGCATACGTCTGCTTCTGTGCCGGTTACGCGGGCAAACCCGCCGGGGGTGTCTGTAATCATGCTTGCTCCCTATAGTTCAAATCAATCTCTCTATCTGCTGCGGTAGCGTGGAGAAATTCCAGCCACTCGGAAAACTGCGCCTTGCTGAACTTGCTTGTTCTGCTGCCCAGCATCACCATGCCGCCATCCAGCCCCATAGCTACGCGAACAGTCTCCCGCTTGAATGCGCAGGTAAGAACGTCCTTCCATTCATCCGGGGTGAGCCACTCCATGCGGCCATTGATGGGCCACTGGAGTTGATCAGCGAACGCCTGCAATAACGGCCACTGTGCGGAGTTCTGATCCAGGTTGCGGGTAGGCTGGCTGATGGTGACTGCGTAGCCTTCTGGCGCGTCCTTGACGGCTTGCTGTGCCAATGTGCGGGCCTGTGCGTGGGCCATGATGTAAACCTTCTTCATGCTGCAATCTCCATTTGACGGGCATTACCCCATTGATCAGCCATTGCCTGGGCCACGCCCTCCAGCGTCCTGCTGCGCTCTTTCCAGCGATTCGGGCCGGGTGGCATCTTGTGAACCCTTGCCTCTCTACCTGGAACGATGTTCGTCGGGTAAAGATTTGGTAATCCCTTGAGCCACAGGCATGTAGCCTTCACCTCTCCGTGCCCAAACATCCACGGCTGAATCACTTGGCTAGGCTTCCTGATGTGGCTTGAAATGATGCTTATCGGGTTTTCAAGCGCGATCTTTTGGATGGGCGCATCCAATAGCATTTGGACAAACTCAAGCGCCTCTTGCTGAACACCTGATGCCAGTTTTGCAGCGAAGTGCCGAGCGCCAGACACTGCTAAGTGTGTGCAAGGCGGGTGACACACCATCAAATCCCATCCGTCCAAAAGAACGTCCCGCAAATCACCTTTGTAGTGCGGCCCCTCAACTTCTGTATCCAGTAAGTCGCAGCTCATGGCGTCATGACCCCCCCTGATGAACGCATCACGGACGCGCCCGGAGTATTCGCAAGCAATAAGCACTTTCATTTCCCCACCTCCAGCGCACGCGCCTTAGCTGCGTATTCCCGCTTGAGTGCTATCAGTTGCTCCTTGGTGTACTTGCGTGGCGTCTGGTCGCATTCGAGCGCTTCTACAGCCTCTATTCCAATGCGGGCAATCAGTCCAATGCGGTATCCGGTAGCGTTCCCGCTGGCGTAGCGGTTTTCCTGTTTCGACTGCGCGTGACAGTTGCGCTCGTCAAAACGAAGGTGTGGCGCACTGCCCCGGCTGCGGTAATGTCCAGCGTCTACCCCGTTACCACTCCAGTCCAAAGGCTTGCCGCTTGATATGCACGCATGGCCTGCGAGCTGGTCGCGCCTTCTCACATAGGTGTTAAAGGCGGCTTGAGCTTCTGCAATCAGCGTGCCGGTGGTTTTCATGCTGGCGAGCTTCTGCTTCGTCAGCGCCTTGTCCACCTTCGCAGCCATCAGCACTCGTTTTGCCTGTGCCCTGGCGCTCTTTTCTGCCTGAGCCTGTGCGTAGCCTTCAATGCAATCCGGGTGTATGCGCTGGCCTGCGTCCATCTTTGCCTTGCAGTGCGGGCAGCGTTTTGGCTTGAATGGGATGCTCATTTGCCCGCCTCATTTCCGCAGTCAGTGCCGCCGCTATTCCCGTCCACAGCCCCGACGGGCATTTGTCCAGTTGTTGGGCTCTGTGCCATGCATAGGCTTTGTCTCGCTTTGCCATCATCACTAGATGGGCTAAGTGTTGTTCGTAGGTCATTCATGATCGTTTGATGTTGTGGTTGCTGCTGATTCGCTCAATGAATGCGCGGGCTAGGCTTGGCTCATCTGTGCCGACTCCAGAACGGCAGTCTTTGCCGGTGATTCGGTAGACTGTCCAGCCAGCCGCTTTAATCTTGGCTTCACGTGCTGCGTCCCTGTCTTTATCCTGGTGGAATGCCTCACCGTCGCACTCAATGGCGACCTTGGCCCGTGGATTGGCAAAGTCCACAAAGAACCCGGCAACGGGGTATTGCGGGTACAGCACAGCGTCAACGGCGCGGATGTCATGCCATAGCCATGACTCAATCGGCGTCATCCGAATCAATCCGGTGTCCCATGCGTAGGCGTCAATACCCCATTCGTTCTTTTTTGCTGCCATGATTTGCGGATTGAACATGCCGTAAAACTGCTTGATGGCGTCAAAGTTGTTCATGCGTTAAACCCCTTGCCCCGTGAAGCTGTTTCTTTTGTTGGAACTTGCCCATGCCATGCGCTGAACTTTGTCTGCTCGCCCGCGTAGTACAAATGAACGTCACCGCAGCGCCCTTGCCTGTTTTTGCAGATACGCATCAGCCCGTAATTGGCCCAATCAGCCCCAGCAGCAGGGTTAGCCATGATTTCCCGGTGGATGACGGTGGCGACATCTGCGTCCTGTTCAATCGCTCCTGAGTCGCGGAAGTCAGCCAAGCCGGGTATCTGGCCCGCCTTTTCAACTGATCCACGGTTTAGCTGAGACAGGCAAATCACCACAATGTCTAGCTCTTTAGCCAGCGACTTCAAGCCCCGGCTGATTTCCTCGATCTGGTAGGCGCGTGGCATCCTTGGGTCTGTTCCGGCCATCAATCCGATGTAGTCAATCACCAGCACATCAAGCCCAAACCGGCGTTTAAGTGCCCGAGCCTTTGATCTGATTTGCAGGATGTTCAAACCGGATTTGTCCGACATGCGGAATTTCAGGTTCTTGGCCGCTTCTACTGCCATCACTAGCTTGCTGTAGTCAAGCCCTTTGGATGGGCGCTTGATAAACGAGATTGAAAGCTCGCCAAGAATGGCTGTCTGCCTGTCCATCAAGTCAGCAACAGACATTTCCATGCTGATAAACCCGACGTTGTGCAGTTGAGCAACGTGAAGCCCAATAGATAGAGCAATGGCTGATTTACCCATTGACGGACGGGCACCGATCACGACCAAGTTGCCCCGCTGCAATCCACCATCAAGCATTTCATCCAAGTCATGCAACCCGGTTGATATGCCTTGATTCACGCCCGACTCTCGCAAGTCGATTAGCTCCAGGTGCTTCATTGCTCCGGTGTGCGAATCAACCCATTCATCTGCGTCTTGTTTCGTCACCAGTTTGGCAATTTCGGCTTGAGCCTTATCAATCCGATCAGCGATAGGCGTATCTTCAAACGCAAGGGTGCTTAAACGGCCCGCCAGTGCGTGCAATTGACGAGACTGATACCTATCCACCACCTGAGCACATAAACGCTTTAACGGGCGGTTTGTGTGCTGGTGACATTCAGCGATTGCAGCAAGCTCTTGAATCGTGACGATGTTGCCTAGCTTTTCGTGCAGCGTGAAAATGCTAGTGCCTTTGCCATCAGCGATTTGAATCAGCAGTTCGGCAAAGATGGCCCGCAGGTAGTCGCTGCTGAAATGCTTCGGCTTGATATCAATGTCATCAATGGCGTACTCGTAGCCAATCAGAATTGAAATGATTGATTGCTCAGCCGCTTCTGTTGTCAGGGTTTCGTCATTCATACGCACCCTCCAGCACTTTCACGAAGTTGGCAGACTTGCACAACCAATCAAGGGAAAGCTCAAACGGCTTGCGTCCTGGTGCTTGTGTTCGTCCAGATAGAAATTCAGACTTGGCAACGTAGCCAAAGAACTTAGCCCACCATTCAAGGTTTTGGCGGTCTTCCTTTTCTCTCCAGCGTGCGCGTAGCACCTCCTGTCTGTCAGGTGTCCATTCCTTGACTCGTCGTGCTGTTGGGATGAGTTGGTGATACAGGTCAACGATGCTTTGGTGTGGGCATAAGGCGGACACCTTTTGCGAACTGTCTTCTTCTGTATCTGTATCTGTATCTTCCTCTTGGGCCGTTACAGTAACGTTTCCATCCTGTTTCACCTGTTTCATGCGCTCTCTATAAGCCTGAACCCTGTCAGTGCTTGAGTCACTTTGCATCTGCCGTGATGACCATGCAACAGGCTGAAACGTTTCGGAATCAATCAATCCCATGCGGGATAAGCGCTTAGCCATCTTCTCAAGCTCAGCCACTGATAGACCGATCTTTAGTGCAACCTTACGTTGCAGCATTTCAGGGTCTTGTTCACCATCAATGACACCCTTCCCCTTCAAGCAAAGGATGGCGACAAAGTGCCAGCGATCCTCAAACGAAAGCAGTCCTAGCTTTTCGTCATCAATGATCTCCGTGTAAAGCCGAAGCCACGGTAAAGCCTTCATGCAGCCATCCATTCGCGCTGATTACGGCCTGAGTAGCTTTTGACAGTGCGCCCAGTCAAAGCAACATCTCCACGCTTGTGAAGTGCTGTCATGCGCTTTCCGACAGCGTGTGAATTCAGTCCTGAAAATAGCGCGATCTTGTCAACACCGAGAGCGCCATAGTGGGCAAGCGTTGAAACAATCAATTTCTCATGTGTGGGAATGAAATCAATGGCGCTGTCTGCCGCCTGAAAGCTGGTCAACGGGTCATTCCCCCGTGCTAGTGGTAACATTGCGTGAATCATTTTTTCCTTAGTGGTGGAATGGTTAGAGGCCCGGTCTGTTAGCGCAGAACCGGGTTTTGTTTTTAAAGAGTGCATCCAGCGTGATGGGTGCGTTTTGCAGTTATGTATGCTTCTTTTGCTGATTCGGCACTTTTGAAGCGACCAAGAAAAGTGCACTTTTTGTTGATGTAAATATCGGCTCGGTATAGGTCGCGATGCTTCTCGTAAGTCACCCCCAGAACTTTTGTTTTGCTTCTTGCAGAGGCGCTGACACGGTTTTGACCATTAATTTGAGGGCTTACGTCCCTTAGGTTTTCAATCCTGTTGTCAGTCTTTATTCCATTGATGTGATCAAGAACGCCAATAGGAAGTTGTCCATAAACTGCAAGCCAAGAAAGCCGGTGCATGAACATGTTTTTCCCATAAATCCGCATCTTTAGGTATCCACGATCAATTCGGCCAGCGGCCTTGCCATTGCGCAAAACAGTGAAACCCCCTGTTTGTTTGGAGTACGACAATTTTGCGAATAGCATCTCTTGCGTTAAAATTTCATTCGTCATTCTTTTCCTTTCGTTTTTAAGACCCGCACAGTTCGCGCTGTAGCGGGTTTTTTGTTGTGGGCTTCAAAGCTGCCCACACGCTTAAACAGTCGCAAACCGCGGGCTTGCAACGTGAATTGGTTTTGATGGCACTGGCGACAACGTGAAGTTGTGGACGTAGTTGCGCTTCGGATTGAGGATGAGTGCTGCCCGCTGGGCTGGCGTTAGGCTTGTAAGTGGGGGCTTGGTGCGCTTCATGCGGTTAAACCCATGTGTTTTCCAACATTCGGGTTTTTAATCCTTGCCTTCTTTGTAAGAGCGTTTACATTCGGCTGACAAACCCCTTTAACCCGATCTGCTACCGGCTTAGACAGTGTTTCGGGCCACATGTATATAGCGTGGCTTGATTTGTAGCCCATAGCCTTGGCTGCTAGTGCAGGCGTGCCACCTAGAAGATTGATTGCGGTTTGTTTGTTCATGTGCACATTGTAAATCAGGTTACATGACAAAACGCAAATAGATTTACATCGCGTAAATTAGGATGCTGTTATGAAGTACGGCGAAAGACTCCAGCTTGCAATGGACAACAGAGGCGCAGTGACAGGCCAAGAGGTGACACGCGCCGAAGTTGCCAGGGTTGCGATATGCAGCCCCCAGAACATTGGAATGATCATCAATGACTCAAAGGGCAAGGATCAAAAACTACAAACCAAGGCTCATGCGGCCGTGGCTGAGTTCCTTCGCGTGAATTCTCAGTGGTTACTCAACGAGACTGGCCCCATGGAAATCACCAGCACAGTGATTGCTCCAAGCACGCTATCAGCATCAGCCATCGAAATGGCTGTGCTTTACGACATGATCCCGTTGACAGACAAGATCAGGCGGGCGAAGGCTTTTAACGCAGCGACAGACGCAATTATTTCAGTGCTGCAATCCGCTGACGCCAAATAGCGAGCGTTTCGGCGCTGGAAAATATCACCCTCTTGATCCCGCTTGCCGAACTTATATCGGCATGATGCTTTATCTGCTGGTCTGTCATGTGAGGCTTGACAATTGAATGGGCGGGCTTCTCCCTGGATTCGGTAGCTATGTTTTTATTCATGTGTAAATCCTAACCGCTTGGTCAGCTTTTTGGTATCCCACATTTGGGGGATGCTGCGCTGATTCTTGACTTAGATCAAGTTTGCAAGTCCATAGAAAATTAATTTTTCAATCTTTTTCACTTTACTTGTAAATCTGTTTACTTTTAGTTTGTAAATCGAGTTACACTATCAACCATGCCAAACGATGACAAATCGCAAGGCACCGGTTGAAAGCATCGTCCTTCAGTTACCGACTCTTTAACAAATCAAACAACGTAGCGACACCGGCACAGACAAGCGTGACCCGTGTTTAGCAGTTGACCCGCATCACGGGGTGAGAGTGATTGAGGCGGTACAGCCAACAACAGCAACGTACCAGGGTAATCATGAGGTGCCCGACTTGAACCCTGATTGCAGGGGCATTTGATAAGCAGATTAGGCGTCTTGTTAGTCGCAAGGTACACGGTGGAGTCGAACCCGCACGCATCTTTCGCAGTCGCACCTAGGCTAGTCTGCTTTTTAAATACGGGGTGTAGCGCGAAATTGTGATTCGAAGCGGAGATGAGTTCCGCCATGTCTATGACTTTCCATATTCATAAAGCCGGGATCACATCCGGCCACCCCACCCTATACGGGGTAGGCACCTAGCCCAGTGAGCAAGCCGGTGCAACGGTAAGCGATAGATGGCCGGTGAACAACCTACCCCACCATTTCGACAAGCAAGCAGCGCGAAGTCTTAGCCGCTTCGTATCCATTTAAAGACCGTGTAAGTCAAAAGCAAAAACGCTGCTTCATGCGATCTGCTTGCTTGTCAATCTTGCTGGATGGAGATCCGAAATACCTCATGTGTCGGCATTACCGATCGAGTTGCTGGCGTAAGCAGCAAACAACACACGATCCAAACAGGAGATTCCATGAACAGCAACTACACAGGGCGCATTGCCCGCAATCTCAACGACGCTTTCGGCCCGTATTGCAGCCCTTACGTTAGCCCAATGCCAGAGCCGATACACCCGCATGACACGATTGTGCTTTGGGGCTGCGCTGTGGCTGCTGTGGTGGCTTTTGTTGCGGTGGTGGTGCTATGAGCGCGGCAGATGCTGGCGGCCCAGCGTTCCCGGTAGATAACGTAGTTCAAAGAGACGAAAAAGGGTACCTTGTCGGCTGTGAAATCTCGTCGGCTGGCATGACCCTGCGTGACTACTTTGCAGCCAAGGCCTTGCAAGGAATGTTGTCGGATTTGCCAAAAACACTTTATGGACTTGATTGGCAAGAGAAGACGGTTCAATCCGCATATTCAATTGCAGACGCGATGCTAGAGGCCCGCAAATGAGCCCCGCACAATGGGTAGCCCTTGCGCTGCTAGCTATCGGCGTGTGCTGGCTTGCTGGTGTGTTTGTGGAGCTATCACGCGATGAGCCACGGCGCACGAAGGAAGAAATTGATGCTGACGTAGAGGAACTTTTGCGGGGTGGCAAATGAGGGTTGCAATCGGCATTTATCAAGTCTACCGACGCGCTGGCAACAGCATCACAACAAGCATCAAAGCGGGGTTGGCAGCATGGCGCAAGACGTAGAGCTTGAGTCGCTGCTGTATGCGATAGGAATGGAGAGCAAAACGGGTTACAGGCACATGGAAATGCTGTGTGATCTGCTTGCTGTGCCGTTTCCACCACGAAATAAACCAAAGGAAAAGAATGAAATTGATAGCAAGCGCTTTTGTAAAGGCGAAGCGGGAGTTTGGGCCAGCGTTGAAACAGAGCCTAAACCCGCACTTGAAAAATAAATACGCAAATTTAGGCGCGTGTCTTGAGGCTGTAGAGGATGCGCTACTGAACAATGGCATTGCATTGCTCCAAGAGACATTTGATGACAGCGCGGGCGTGACGATTGAAACCGTGTTTTTGCATGAATCTGGCGAGGCGATACGCTGCGGAAAATTGCACGTACCGGCCAGCAAGCAAGACGCTCAGGGCTACGGCTCAGCATTGACTTACGCAAGGCGCTACAGCCTGATTACAGCGTGCGGTATAGCCCCGGAGGATGATGATGGCAATGCAGCGGCCAAGAAGTCAGAACCGGCCAAATTGCTTTATTGCAGCGGAGTGCAAATGAGCCAAATGGCCGCACTTGCTGACGAGGTAACGGCAGATTTACCAGCCTTATTTGAATGGCTGTCAAAGAAATCAGGCCGGGAAGTCAAGACGTTTTCACAAATCACAGTAGCAGAAATGCCGCACGTTATCAAAGCACTCGAATCAAAGAAAGCGACAGCATGAACAGCATCACAGTAGCGGGCCAGCTTGGCAAAGACGCAGAAATCAAATACATGCCGAATGGGGATCCAGTGGCGAGCTTTTCAGTCGCTGATTCGCAGGGCAAAGACAAAAGCACTATTTGGTGGTCGGCATCGCTGTTTGGCAAGCGCGCCGAAAGTCTCGCCCCTTACTTAACCAAAGGGCAGGCGGTAACGATTACCGGCACCGTCACCGAGCGTGAGTGGACGGACAAAGACGGGCAGAAGCGTAAGAGCATGGATGTGCGCGTGCAAGACGTTGCTTTGCAGGGCGGCAAGCGTGACGAGGCACCACGGCAACAAGCGGCACCGGCACCACGGCAGGCAGCGAAGCCAGCGCCTAGCGGGTTTGATGATATGGACTCGGACGTACCTTTTTAATTATGCTTATTTCTGATGTTTTCAATGAGCGAATGCAATCAGACCACGGCAGCGGAAACTACTCACACATATACCACTACTGGGCCATAGAGTTTGCAATAGCTCAAACAAATGGATTCAGCTATTCAGAGCTAGAGACAATGTGAGAAAAAAAGACAGTGCGGATTATGCGGAGACATCGCGCATACGGACGCATGGAGCACTTCACTTCATTGCATAAATGAAACTTGCGGAATGGTTCGAGATTACTTTGGGATGAGTAATTTCAACCGACCATTACAAGCACGCAAAAACCCAAGAGGATCGTTTTTTAGTCTAAAGCTAAACGAAAATTTTGGGGTTGGGCAAGTCTACAAACTTGACTTAGAGCACAGGCTCGACACATGCCTTGCTTTGATGTTGCTTCGAATTTCAATGGAAACAAAAGATGAATGATGTTCGATCATTATTGGTGAGCCAGATAAAAGACGCTAACCAATACGAGTCAAAAACAAACAAGGCAATCGCTTTGCTTGCCTTGCAGCTAATCAAAGTAAACGTAGAAGCAAACTTATGGAGTTTTTATGGAAATTAACCAACTGGCTACCTTTGGCGATCAACGCCGCATGATTCTCGACACCATCATGGAACTGAAAAACGGCACGATGGACGTAAATCGCGGCATGGCGATTGCTGCCAACATGAAGGTTCTGAATGACTCTGTGCAGGTTGAAATCAACACTGTAAAAGTGTCTATGGCTGCGCGACAAGCTGGGCACGATTTCGGTAAGGTTGTCGGTATGGGGCAGAAGATGATTGGCAACAGCTCAGAGCAGTTATCAGCATGACAACGCCATCACTTTTCACCCTGACAAACCAGTATCTGCAACTCGCCAACACGCTTGCAGATGGCGACTTTGACGCCGACACAGTGGCCGACACAATCGAGGCTTCTGGCATAACAGACGACATTGCTACCAAGGCGCAGGGCATCGAATACGTTGCCCGCAGTGCTGAGACTTACCTACCGGCTATTGACGCCGAGATAGCCCGCCTGACAGCGCTCAAGGCCCATCGCGTGAAGGTTGCACAAGGGTTGCGCGACTATCTCATGGACAGCATGCAACGGATGCAGATTGAGCGCATTGATTGCCCGATGTTTTCCATCAGCATAAGAAGCAACCCGCCGAGTGTGGATGTGTTTGACAGCTTGCAGATACCAGAAGCACTCATGGTGACACCAGAGCCGCCACCAGCGCGGCCCGACAAGAAAGCCATTGGTGCTTTGCTTAAAGCAGGCCACGAGATACCCGGTGCACGGCTCACGCAAGGGCAAAGGCTGGTGATTAAGTGAGCCAGAAACCATGCATAACAAAAGAAAGATCAGTGCTTTTCGGAAGAAAAATGCTTTGGTTTTGCCGTGGTCGTGGGCGCATTGGATCGGCTGACACGCCCTCCGATGCCTATTGGGTATGGCGCTGGTTCATACAAAACAAGGGCGCATTGGAATGAGCCGCTTTCAACGCCCGCCCGACACGCTCACAGAGCAGCAGCACGCCATTGTGCGCAGTCTGGGTGCATCAGTACCGCGACAACCGCAAGCCGTGCCACATAGGTTAATCGTTTCGCCAATGAAGGCTAAGCGATACAAGCCCGAGCCGTGGCATGTGCCAATCCGATAAACCGAGCCGCTAACCATGCGGCTTTTTTGTGAGTGAGTGAAATGACATACGACGAATTCATCAGGGCGAAGGCATCCGAGGATGTTGAGTCAGGTTTTGAACCGACTGATTTGGGCAGCCATCTTTTCGACTTTCAAGCGTCGATTGTGGATTGGGCTTGCAAGCGTGGCCGTGCTGCAATCTTTGCTGATACCGGCCTTGGCAAGACTGCCATGCAAACCGAGTGGGCGAGGCAAGTGTCTGAGCATACTGGTGGGCGTGTATTGATTGCGGCACCTCTATGCGTGGCACAACAAACCGTCGAGGAAGCTGCCAAGTTCGGCATTCACATTCAATACTGCCGCCATCCGTCAGAAATTGGTAGCAACACGATGATCGTGATTACCAATTACGAGATGATTGAGAAATTCGACCCGGCTGATTTTGTCGGCATTGTGCTGGACGAATCATCCATTCTCAAGAGCCACACCAGCAAGACCCGCGCACTCATCATTGAGATGTTTCAGCGCACACCCTACCGCCTAAGCTGCACCGCGACACCATCACCCAATGACCACATGGAGCTTGGCAATCAAGCTGAGTTCTTGGGCGTGATGACTAGCGTTGAAATGCTTGCCATGTTCTTTGTGCATGACGGTGGCGACACTTCGCAATGGCGACTGAAAGGACACGGCAAGACGAGGTTTTGGGAGTGGATGGCTACATGGTCAATCTGCATCCGTAACCCTGCTGATTTGGGATTTGATGGCGCACGCTACAACCTGCCAGGACTCAAGATGCATGAGCATGTTGTCGAATCTGGCGAGCCTTTGGATGGGCAGCTATTCGCAGGCATTGCGCAGACGTTGACCGAGCGCAGGGATGCCAAGCGAAAGAGCATGGCTGAGCGAATCAGCATTACCGCCGCACTCGTCAATAGTCACAGCCGCCCGTCAATTGTGTGGTGCCACCTGAATGACGAGAGCAAGGCGCTGACCGCCGCGATACCGGACGCCATTGAGGTGACTGGCTCGATGACTGCTGACGAGAAAGAGAAAGCCATCATGGCATTCACTCACGGCGAGAAGCGGGTTCTTGTTTCTAAGGCTTCGATATGTGGCTTTGGGATGAACTGGCAGCATTGCAGCGATATGGTTTTTGCAGGGCTTGACGACTCTTACGAGAGTTTCTATCAAGCCATCCGACGCTGTTACCGATTCGGGCAATCAAAGATTGTGAATGTGCATCTTGTGTCGGCTGAATCAGAAGGCGCGGTTAAAGCAAACCTTGAGCGCAAGCAAGCGCAGGCCGACGATATGGCGCAGAGCATGGTTGACCACATGCGCGAATTGACAAAGCAAAAAATCAAAGGATTGACGATGGAAAAGAGCGAGTACAAGCGCGAGGTTGCGCAGGGCGAAGGCTGGACGGTACACCTTGGGGACTGCGTAGAAGTGGCGCGGGAAATGCCTGATAACAGCGTGGATTACAGCGTGTTTAGCCCGCCATTCGCCAGCCTTTACACCTACAGCAACAGTGACCGCGATATGGGTAACTGCAAGTCAACCAGCGAGTTTTACGAGCATTTCAGGTTCTTGGTGAAAGAGCTGCTTAGAGTGGTTAAACCCGGTCGGCTGTTGTCGTTTCACTGCATGGACTTGCAGACGAGCAAGTTCCGCGACGGCGTGATTGGATTGCACGACTTCACCGGCGAATTGACGCGCATGTTCACCGAGGAAGGATGGATTTATCACAGCAAGGTGACGATCTGGAAAGACCCGGTAACAGCCATGCAGCGCACGAAAGCATTGGGCTTGCTGCACAAGACAATCCGCAAAGACAGCAGCATGAGCAGGCAGGGTATCGCTGACTATTTGGTGACAGTGCGTAAGCCGGGCGACAACGCCGAGCCAATCAGCCACACACATGAGACGTTTCCGGTCAGTAAATGGCAGAACTATGCTTCGCCCGTCTGGATGGACATCAACCCATCGCGCACGCTGCAATTCAAGACCGCCCGCGAATCAGATGACGAGCGCCACATTTGCCCGCTACAGCTTGACGTTATCGAGCGTGCAATGGAGTTGTGGAGCAACCCTGGCGACTTGGTGTTTTCACCATTTACCGGCATTGGCTCAGAGGGTCATGTGTCTATTGAAATGGGACGCCGGTTTGTCGGAAGTGAGTTGAAGCGCAGTTACTGGGAATTGGCAAAGCGCAACTTGAGCGAAGCCCGCGAGACACAAGCATCAGGACTGTTCGCAGCCGAAGAACTGGAGGCTGCATGATTCACCAGTCCACACCAGCACCAACCCGACGCCCCAATCGCAACCCGTTAACGATGGCTGAGTATGACGGGCGCAGACGAGAGTTTGCAGCGCGCGGGCAAGGTATGAAGCACTCCAAGCTGCTTAACATTGACGTGATCAGCATCCGAAGCTCAATCAGGCAGCGTGACAACCTGCTGAAGCACATTGATGACAACTTATCAAACGCGGCGCTTGCTCGCATTTATGGCGTGCATGTTCGAACGATAGATAAGGTTCACAGAGGCGAAACATGGAGCCATCTTGCATGAGAAAGCAATACACCAGCCCTTTCTGGCCGAGCCCTGAAAAGCTAGAGCTAGACAGGCAGCTAAGCAACTACCTGATCTGGCTGCACATGCTTGACGAGGGCCAGCCAGTAGGTGACGGCTTTGTGATGCTGCGCGTACTGCGCGAGGCATTCAAAGCGCCAGACACGACAGCAGCAATCGCAGTGATGGACGACGCAAAGCAGCGCGGCACATGGCGCAAAGCTGACTTGCTGCCACTTGTGACAGCGATCAATTTAATTCACGGCAGGCCAATGTTGAGCAAGCAAGACGCTCAGCGGGTGCTGAAGATTCAAAGGGTGACAGCATGACAGAACAAGAAATAGAACAAGCCCGCGCTGATGTTGACCAGCTTGACATCGAACAACTGCGTTGCGGCGTGTTGCTTCAACTGCTGCACATCGAGGCGATCAAAAAAGAGCGTGACGAGTGGTTGGCAAGGCACGCAGAGTGCTGCCGTTTGATGGGCGAGTGTATGCAAGACCGAGCGGATATGGCAACAGAGCGTGACGCACTCGCTCTTGAAGTAGATCAGTCGAGAGTTGACTGCCACGAACTGCTCATTGAGCGTGACGCACTGGCAGAAGACGCAGCTCGGTATCGCTGGCTGCGGCGAACCGCAACAAAACTGAGTTTTGACAACGTCTTGATTGGCTCACTTGTCAGAGATCAATCAGAGTTGGACGGCGCAATCAAAGAAGCGGGTGCGCAATGAGCCTGCCAACCCTACCGAGGCCAGCGTGTCCAAAGTCTGGGACTAGACAGCCATCCGACTTATTCACCACTGAGCAGATGCAAGCACATTACAAAAAGGGCCGAGCCGACGCATTGCTGGACGCCATGAACGCCACCACCCCATTTGGAAAAACTGGAGCCGTTATTGCGGCTGCAATCGGAGCACTTAAATGATCAAAAGAAAATCCTTCATAAGCGCCCCGGCAATACTGAACACATCAGACGCCGCAATGTGGATCACTGGCTGGAATGAGGCTGTGGATGCACTGGAAGCCGAGCAAGCGCAGGCGGTGATGCTGTGATCCACCACGCCACACACAGAGAAACGCCACCCCGCAGGCCCGGAGTTATGGAGCGCAGGGAGTACCGGTTACAAGCCGCCGCACTAGCCAAGCGCGGCCAAGAGCTACCCCATTCAAAGCTACTTGACATTGACGTTATCAGCATCAGGAGCGCCGTCAGACAGCGCCAAAACCTGCTGACGTACATCAGGGACAACCTGAGCAATGATGCGCTATGCAAGCAATATGGCGTGTCTGAGCATGTGATTTCGCGCACAGTGAGCTATCAGAGCTATGGGCACATCGCATGAGAAAGCAATACACCAACCCATTCTGGCCGAGCGCAGAAAAGCTAGAGCTAGACAGGCAGCTAAGCAACTATCTGATCTGGCTGCACATGCTTGACGAAGGCGATGCGGTAGGCAATGGCTTTGTGATGCTGCGCGTACTGTGTGAGGCTTTTAAAGCGCCAGGCACAGCAGCAGCAATCAAAGTGATGGACGAAGCAAAAGAGCGCGGCACATGGCGCAAAGCTGACTTGCTGCCACTTGTGAAGGCGATCAATTTAATCCACGGCAGGCCGATGTTGAGCAAGCAAGACGCTCAGCGGGTGCTGAAGATTACAGGAGTAACGGCATGACTCACGAAAAGATTATCAAACTTGCCAGAGAGGCTGCAAAAGGCAGTCACCGGATGGAGCTTGCGTCGTGCTTTGGCTTACAAGGCATGGATGAGCTTGAGCGATTTGCCCTGCTTTGCCGCGCCGAACTAACTGCTCAAGTCGAGGCGAAGGAAGAAGAAGCGCACCAGCTCAGCGAGCGAATTATTAAGCTCACAAAAGAGCGTGACGCACTCGCAGCGGCTGCAAAGCTGGCACTTGACGCATCTTTGCAGGTATACGCTACATGTGATTGGTATGGTGACGATGGCCGAGAGGCAATTGGCGCTTTATCAGAAGCAATCAATACACTACGTCAGGCGGGTGTGCGATGAGCCTGCCACCCCTCCCAGAGCCAAACGTCGAATACGTTTCAGGACACCGCGACCCCATTGTGAGCTATGACAAAGAGCAGATGCAAGCCTACGGCCAAGCGTGCTACGAGAAAGCATTGCTCGACGCCATGAACAAAACCCTCCCTTATTCAGCAACCGGAGCCGTGATAGCGACGGCAATCAGGAGTTTGAAATGAAATGTTTTTACTGCGAAAAAACAACTGACCTACGCCCCTACGGGCCAAAGCATGAAATGGTCTGTTTTAAGTGTGCGATGAGCACCAAAGAGCGGGCAAATGAGGCAAGCAATAACTTTGCTAAACAACTTTCAGCAATACAAGGCCCAGCAGTAATCGGAACAGAAGCAGGCCCGTTTCCCATTAAGAATTTGAAACCATGACAACACCACTACAAACAGCAGCGCAGGCGGTCATAGCCCGCTGGGAATCGCCAAAGTGGAAAGACGAAGCGCCAACAGCAGTTGTGATCGACGCACTTCGAAAAGCGCTGGCAACTGAGCAGGCGGCGGCGGCACCAACACTCACGGAAACACTGGCCGCGCACGGTGTCAAACTGCGCACAGAGTTCGAGCCAAAAGAGCGCGACCATGTTGAGAGCAACCTCCACATGGTCTGTGAGCGTGCGGAGTTGATTGCAGGGCTTATCAGGAAAGCCGATGCCTGGGACTATCTGAACCCGGAAGCGAAGCGGCCCAACGTGTGCCGGCAAGCAGCCGGTGTGCTGGAAGCTGATGGCAAGGCGCAGCAAGTAGCAGTGCCTCAGAAAATTGGAGATAGTCGCTTTGAAAGCTGGTACGGTGAAACCAAAATACAACAGATGGGGACGAAGCAAAGATATCGTGAGGCTTATGAAGCGGGCATGAATGAGGCGCAGCAAGGGCTTTCCATCGATCTTCTTGAGCGACTGAGCAAGACCCTGATTAATCTTGGCTATTCGACACCAGAGGGCGGCATGGAGCATTTCGGTGCCCGGATTGAATCGCAGCTTTACAACCTGTGCCGGGGTGTTGATGCAATCTTGGCGCAGCAAGTAGCAGTGCCTGACATGTTCTGGAATCACGACGACGCCGACAAGCTCTACAGCAGCATTTCCGAATTCCTGAATGACGAAATTTGCAACGGTACAGAGCTTGCTGTCGGTGACATTCGAACGGTGCAACGTGCATTGCGCTTGCCAAATATTGACATTCGCATCACCAGCGTTGACGAGGATGAGTGCGATGCTGATTATGAGATTGTGGAAGTGCAAGGAGCAAAGCCATGAGCCCCACAGAAGAAATCCTACTTAAAGAGATGCGGTACATCGCATCAATCAGCACAGGGCAGGTCAAGCGCGTGGCAGAGGCTGCACTATCAACGGTGTCGGCACTGAATGCGCCACCGGTCACGAAACCAGATTCATTACCAGACAGCCCGCCGTCATGCAACCCGCATCCAGACGCGCCACACGGATTCGATCGTAACGCCAGTCACAGTGCTGGCAGGTACGTTTGCGACTGCGAAGGTTGGATTCAAGATTGGAGTGCAGCGTGAGACCTAGCAGCCCCTGCATAGCGATAGTCCGTGCCGCCGCTGATATAGGAGCAAAGCGGGTCACGAAACCAGATTCACGACCCCAAAATTGCGGCAGCAATCATTGCTCATGTATTGAGTGCCCGTATCCAAAAACCGACTGGAGTGCAGCTTGAGCATGCTGAAAAATGAAATACCCGCCGCTTTAGCGAAGCACGGACCCCAGTCAAACGAGGGCTTGCGGCAGGTGTGTCCGGGCGCTTCAAGAAGTGGCGTCCACCGGGTGCTGCAAGAAATGAAAGACGCCCGTGCAATACACATCGTCGGGTATGTGCGATCAAACGACCGAGTGGGCGGGGCGCATGTCCCCATTTATGCGCTTGGCAATTTGCCAGATGTCGCAAAGCCTGTGACTAGGAAAGAAGCGCAGGCAGCACGCAAGCTCGAACCGTTTAAAAAGCCGGAGAAGGTCAAGCCAACAGCAAAAGACAACGGCAGGCCGACGATTCTGCGGATTGCAATAAAACCGCAAGCGAAGCCAGCACCCGTCCGGGCAAGGCCGCAACCGGCAGGCATGTGGTCGGGGTTGATGGCATGACACACAAGATAAGCAGCGATGGCGCGGCAGTGGTTGCGCCCGAGTTCCACTGGCTTCCGATTGACGAACACACGCCACGCGGAAAGAGCGTGCTGCTGATCAATAAGGCATCCGGCGTGCTGCAAAAAGGGCAGCACAGCCCGGGCGAAACATTTTTCACGCATTGGGCACCAAACCCGACATTTAAAAAGGATAGCAAATGAGTTACAGCAAATACGAGATGAAAGTGATTGACTGGGCATGTGCCCGCAAAATCATCCCCAACGCCACCAGCCAAACGCAACTGCTCAAGACAATGAGCGAGCTTGGCGAGCTGGCCGACGCCATCATCAAGCGCGACAAGGCGGGCATTATTGATGGCTTGGGGGATGTGTTGGTAACGCTTATCGTGGTGGCTGCGCTGGAGGACTTGGATTTGACTGAGTGCTTGGCAAGCGCCTACAACGAAATCAAGGATCGAAAGGGTACGCTTTTGGCAAACGGCGTTTTTGTGAAAGAGGTGGCGGTATGAGTGAAGAACTGTTGACACTTGACGATCTGGCCGAGTTGTATCGCTGCCACCGCAGGCACGCCCGTGATGTAATCACAAAGCTGGTGGGATTCCCCCCGCTTGCGCCCGGTTCAACTCAAAGAAACCCGCTTTGGCTGCGGGATGATGTGCGGGCATATCTGCGCGGTAAATTGAAAAAAGCCGCATAAATCCCGCATTTGACAAATATCACCTGTGATTTACTTTCCGGCCCCGGGCACCATCTAAGGCACTTTACATGTAAAGATGCTACAGATACACTGCAAGCCTCCCCTGTGGAGGCTTTTTTGTTTCCCGCATATCCCCGCAAAAAGCCCGCACAGTCATCCCGCACAGATTACTAGAGGTGGCATATGGCCTATATCAGGAAGTACAAGGACAAATGGCGTGCCGAGGTCGAGCGAAACGGCATCCGATCCAGCAAGGTACACGACACCAAGCGCGAGGCTCAGGCGTGGGCACTTGAACAGGAGGCCACGGCCAAACGAGCCCGGGCTGGCGGCAATAGATCGTTTGGCGATGCCGTGGACAAGTACATCGAGTCCGTCAGCAGCAAGAAGGATGGTGAAGTTTGGGAGGTGCGCCGCCTGAACGTCATGCGGGAATTCTTTGGGCATGATGCGGGATTAGCCGACATAGACACCCCGCAGATAGCCGAATGGCGTGATGCGCGGCTGAAGTCGGTTACAGCATCAACAGTGGTGCGCGAGGCAAACTTACTGCGAAACCTGTTCAACTTAGCCCGCAAAGAATGGAAATGGATGGATCACGCCCCGTTTGATGGCGCGAAGATGCCCAAAGAGAATGCGCCACGGCACCAGGTATGGGGATGGCGACTCATCAAACGAGTGATACGGGCCGAACGCATGGGCAAGACTGCCGAGATGCAGGCAGCGTTTCACATTGCCTTGAGGACTGGCATGAGGCTGGCCGAGGTGTTGCAAGCGCCTGAGCACTTTGATGCTGTGCGCCGGGTGGTGGTCATCAAGACAAAGACAGAGGCGCGGGCACAGATACCTATTGGGCGCATTGCTGCCAAGTTGCTCATCAGGCCCGCATTTGTCGTGGGGCCGAATGAAGGCAGCACCCTTTTTTCAAAGCTGTGCAAAGAGTTATTGATTGAAGGCTTGACTTTCCACGACACCCGGGGCACCGCTTTGACGCACCTGAGTCGGAAGGTTGACGTTCTTACGCTTGCCAAAATCTCCCGCCACAAAAACCTCAGTCTACTGAGCAATGTCTATTACCGAGAGACTGCCGACAGGATCGCAGCAAGAATTTAAATTTTTTGTTGATTTTGCTTGCTTTGCTTAATTGTTGATATACACTATAGGCACACCAACAGAAAGACGCAAATGAACACAAACCAAACAATCGCTGAAATGACAAAAGAACTTCAAATGCGTGAGTCAGCAGCCAAGCACTTGAAAGGTGTCCAGAAGTCTCAAAACGAGAACACTATCCACAAGCTGTATGACCGCTTGGCAAACGCTCACCTCGCTATGTTTGAGGCGATGTAATCAACCAGCACTTCGGGGCTGATCAATATGACAATCAAACAAAAGCCGGGTCGCCCAGTATCAGAGCCTACCAAGCCCGCCATGATCCGGCTGACAGAAGCGCAGCGGGTCAAGTACCTGGAGATGGGTGGCGCTCGCTGGGTCAAGCGGATGATTGACGAGGCGCTGCAGGCTACTTAGGCCACGCCCCCCTCAAGGTTTCAATGTCGCTGGCGTGTCCGTCAGCATCCCTTGCCAGCGTTTGAAGCTCTGTTGTGCACTGAGACTGTACGACTGCTTGGGCATTGGCTGCGACAAGGCAGGCATCATGGGAGGCTCTGGCGCTTTGCAGGGCGGCGTCGGATTGTGTGCGCAGCCTGTCAAGAGCATCACGGGCACTGTCAGCATCACGGCGCAAAGCAGTCTCGCGTTGGCGTGCCACATTTTGCGCAGCGATAACATTGCTACTGCGCTTTTGCTCCAGAGCATGTAGCTCTCGTTGTTGATCCGCTGCCTGTTCGATTGCCTGTTTTTCATGCGCATCATGTCTCCATTGATTGATTTGCCAGCCGCCGTAAAACGACAGGCCGGCAGTGATTGCCGCTGCGAGCAGGTAGGGGTTCACTTGCCACCTCGCCACCAGTGCCACACCATGGCCCACCAGATCGCGTTCATGCCAGCGCCTTTACTGCCGGCATAGGCTTGAGGCAGAGGTCACGCTCGGCCATGCGGCGATTCGTCAGGCCGCGCACCTCTTTCCCCCCTGCCCGGTTCCACCTGGGCAATTGATTGCATGCTGGGGTGTACTGCCCTTGGTTCAGCAGCTTGACCAACGTAGAGCCACATGCGGCCCCCACGCCCACGTTGAACGTCCATGAGGACAGGGCGTCAAACTGATTCTGATTCAGTGGCATAGTCACGCACTTGAGCAAGCCGGAGCCATGCTTTTCCAGATTGCGCACCAGCACAGCATCACACTGCTCTTTGCTCCACACGTCACCCACCTTCACATCCGGCCCGGTATGCCCGTTGCAGACCGTGGGCACGTTGTAGGCCAGCTTGTCAGCGTAGGCGGTGCGCTCGTCACCCTCCCAATTCGCCACAAACACCATCAACGCCGTGCCAGCAATCGCAAGCCCGGATGCAATCCGGGGATGCCTCATTTCTTACCCCTTAGATCACGATAAATATCTATGATCTTGTGCCCAATCATCAAGCAGGTGTAGATCAGCGTGCCCCACAAGACAAGCTCGCTGACGTTGTAGCCGGCAATAGTGGCAAGACTCACGCTGATAGGAGGTGCTATTTTTGCTGCCACGGCAGCTCCTGTTTCGGCTGTTGTTTGTGCGGTGCTCATTGCGCTGCCCTTGAGTTGAAAAAATCTGTCGTTACGTCTTGCCCGATTGACAGACAAATAGCAGCAAAGTGGTGCGGCCCAAAGCTGCCAGACGCCTTGAGATACGGCTGGCCCACCCAGCGGTTACAAAAGTAAGCGGTGTCGGATGGTCTGCCGGGTAGCACTGTTGCCAGCGCCCCGCGCAAGTCGTATGGCATGCCATCAGTGTGATTGAGCAAGACGATGGACTGGGCCACATCCCACTCGGGCACGTCAGTGATGATCCAGTGATCGGGGTTGAGCGTGACCCGCTTGGAGCGCACGCCACCATCTCGCAGGCTCGCACTGGCAATGACCACCGAGCCATCAGGAAACTCTTGGTGAATAGCTTCGGTGTGGGTGATGTTGCTGAATGGCCCCTTTTGGCCTAGCTTTGTCGCCCAAGCCCCTGCGCGTGATTGCCAGCCCTCGCTACTGTGATCGCCCGTGAAGTGAGCGATCAGCATTACAGCCCCGCCGCCGCCACAAAAAGCCCGTCAAGTTGCGCATCAGTCAGGCCGAGCGCAGCACCCAACAGCGGCACAAAGCCGCGATTGCGCTCAACCGTTTGGCTGTATTCCCATTCGATTTGTGCAGCCTCTTTTTGAGGACTTGGCAGCGCGGCAATTGCAGCGGAAACACCCGGCAACAGGCCAGCACCCAGAAGGGCTAGGCGGGCTTGGCGCATGGTGACAGCTTCTGGAACTGGCGCGGGTGGCGCGGGTGGTTCAGGAAAATCCCCGGCAACAGCGTCTGAAATAGCGCCTTCACCCACCACGCTGAAAGGGAGTTCTGCTCCGTCGCAGCGGTATCTATCTTCTAGAACTTCAATGGCTTCGTAAGGCCCGAAAACGCTATTTTGTGTAGTTAGCTTTTTCATACAAGTTCCAATCTGACAATAGGAAGGTTGAGGCTAGATGCATTTGTTGCAGCCGAAAAAATTACCGTCTCCGACTCTCTGACAAAAGTTTGGCTTGCGTGTGGCATTTGCAGCAGAGACACAGAAGATGCTGAAAACTTCATCGCCAAGGACTTTCCAGAAATGCCGTCTGGACTAGAAAACACCCGAACCGAATCTGACCCGTTACTCAGCACGCCCTGGGGTGGTTCGTTTGGTGGACTTACACTTGCACCCGTAAGGCCCGCAGATATGCTGGTATTTGCGATTGTTGTCGCTCTATGAACCACTGGATTTAGTCCCGATATTTTCAGAACCACATACATCGTTGATGTTGCAGTAGTAATCAACCAAGCAGCATAATCCGTGCCGTATCCTGATGGTTGCCTGGCAATTGCCTCGGTGGAAGCAACAACAGGTGTTCCAGCAGTGGCAACGCCACTGACATCAGACAACACGTTATAAGATGCAGTGTGCGTTGGGACAATCACTTGGTTGCCGATGCAGTGACCAAAAGTTTGCAAACTGGCCGCAGTCCCCAACTGAACTGTGCTCATCGTAGCAACAGTTCCAGAAACAGAAACAATTGCGCCAAATGACTGTGTGTTTCTGTATACGATAGCAAACCTGCCGCTGGTAAGTGTTGACCACCCATATACGGCATCTCCAGTTGCGGTGGCAGAAGTTCCGAGCGTCAACGCCGTGCCCGACACGCTGATCGGCGCAGCAGTGACGGTGCCAATTGCGCCGATAAACAAGCAAGTTGATGTATTTACAAGCGCAAGAGTGCCGCCATTTCCAGATGACCCGCTAATGGTTAACTCGCTACCGATGGTAGGGGTTGTGCCAGACACCGTGATTGCTAAAGCATTTGTTGTCGATGTAGTAACGTGAGTAACGACAAAGGCCGATCCGACTTGAACTCCATGTCTGATGGTTGAGGCCAAAGCCAATGTTTTGGTGACTGCTGTACCGACTGATATTGCAGATCCTGTAATCGACAGGATAACAGCCTCAAATGCGTTGGAATCATTGCATGTAGATACTAATACCTTATCACTGCTGGATAGAAAAGCGTGTACTGATCCACCCGCACTAAAAGACCTTACCAGAACTGCTGTTCCGTAAGTGTTTGTTGACTTGTTATAGCAAACAGCAGAAATTCCTAAAGTAGAAGCAAAAACAAGAAGTGATCTCGTTGAGTCAATAGGCACCAGCCTTGACACCGCATGATTGCTCGATACCGGCATTGCAAGTAATTGCTCTTTGATGTCGCAGGCTTGGGCAGAAGGTAGCACGACAACCCCTGTCAGCCCATTCACACTTGCCACCGGGCCACCGGCAATGCTTGCCACGCTTGCGGCGGCTGCAATTGCGCTGGCGCTGGCTTCGCCTGCTTTTGTGGCCGCAATACCGGCCTGCGCGGTGGCAAGTGTTACTTGTGCCGCACCGTTTGTAGTTGCCAATCCAGCTTGGGTTGCGGCGGTTGTCGCGCTTGCAGCAGCTGAAGCTACTGCACTCGATACGGCAGCGGTATCACCGTAGATGGCGAGTGCTTGCGATGCTGACGCGGCAGAATTGCTTGCTTGAGTCAATGCTGTTGATGCACTGCTTGCAGCATTGTTTGCTTGGGTAGTCGCTAAAGCAACTTGCGCAGCAGCATTGTTTGCCTGAGTTGTGGCAAGTGCAACTTGCGCAGCCGCAAGTCCAACTTGGGCTGCACCGTTAGCAGTGGCGTTGTTTGCCTGAGTTGTGGCAAGTGCAACTTGCGCAGCCGCAAGACTGACTTGGGCTGCACCATTGGTAGTTGATAGACCCGCCTGGGTGGTGGCGGTTGCTGCGCTGCTTGCCGCGCTTGACACAGCAGCGTTTACGGCAGCAGTATTTCCGTAAATCGACAATGCCTGCGTTGCGCTAGTTGCAGCCTCGTCAGCATTCGCTTTGACGTTTGCCGCCACCGCAGAGACTTGAGTGCCAAACGTAGGAAGTGCCGCGCTCCAAGGGTAAGCCAGGGCGTTGAATGTAGTGCGGTTGTTTGGATCGGGTGCAGCCGGAAGCGTGGTGATTGCGGGTGGTGTCGTTGTCATACTAAGCCTTTAACGGAAATATCAAAATTAGCGATGTTGAAACTGTCGTACCTCATAGAGCCGCTACCGATGCCGAACGTGGTCAACCCTGCGTAGCCTCTAGCATCTGTAGCGACCCACGCAACGGGCACATCAAGCACGTTTTGCATGGATTGGAGAACCGCGTCAGCCTCTTCACGCGGCATGCTGATGGTCACGCGAAGGTTGGTAGCTGAGTGACGTTTGACAATCTGAGTTGTGCCATCCTCAAGCGTTTTGATGTAGCTGTAAGTGACAGGCTCGGCGCTTGCACCATACTGTGCGCCACCAAAAACACCATCGCCAGAAAGACTTAAATAGTCGCCAGCAGCAACTAGGCCAAGGCCAACGGGTTGCCCTGCCGCGTTGGTTATTGTGATTGTGAGTTCTGCGGCTGGTCGAATAGGTATATCCGTAAAAACCAGCTTGTTGGTGATTTTAAGCGCGCCAAACAGGT